ATGAACATGCTTAACCCTGTCACAAGAGAGTGTGCAGCAAAAGCACGAAGAATACCCAACAAGAGAAACAGAAAGCCAATTGTTCAAATTAAAAATGGAATATTGGTTGCAAAATATAAAACAGCATCCGAAGCCCATCAGTTACACGGATTTCACATCGGAGGAATATATGAATGTATTCGAAAGCCAACTCGCACATTGAAAGGATTTCATTGGCGCTGGCTTTCGGATTGGGAAGCCTCTTATCAGTAAGTCAAAGAACATTTCACCTATCGGCGAATAATAGCATTATCCCCAAAATCCGCCGTTCCCCCCAAAGCCAAACCCTGCACCATATCCGAGACCATATTGTGCGGCAATACACGTAGGCACACCGACAATAGGCGAATAGGGCACAGTAGCCGTTTCGGGCAGCTTGCACTTGATGTTATTCACGTCATTCTGCAAAGCCGCTACAGCGGCGTTCACGGGGGCTACAGCCTGTCCTACAACACCGGCCATGTAGGCGTTTTGGTGTTCGAGGTTGAGCTGCGTAGTCAGAGTGCTGTTCTTCTCGCGCAGGGCATCAATTTTATCCTGCAATGCAGCTGCCTGCATTTGATCCAGTTTGGAAATTATCGCTGTAGTCCCGCTTTGAGAAGTTTCGCGAATTGTGTTTTGTAAATCACAGGTCTGACGTTGTGTTTCATAGGCAACGCTACTGAATCCGCGCTCCATGCCCACATTGACGCCATTAATGGCCTGCTTCATATCACAGCAACACGCGGCGATTTGATTGCCGATCTGACAACCCATCGACTGCACGGCATTGATGATTTGCTGGCTCGACATCCCCAGCATGCTCTGGATGTTGCACAGCGTAGACTGAATCTGTTGCGTCGAGCAGTTGAGCGACGATGCCAGCTGAGTGATCGCCGTGCCGTTGCCTTGAATTGCGTTCATGAGAAGTTCGCGTCCGGCGTCACCGTTGAGCTGCGCAGGCAGACCGTTCGCGCCGTTGCCTCCGAATCCGAAGCCGTTACCGCCCCAGCAGAAGAAGAGCAGGATGATCCAGATCCACCAGCACCCGTCGCCGCCCCATGCACCACGGTTGTTGTTACCGTTCATGAGTGCCGCTACGAGGTTGGGATCCATGCCCTTGTTGCCCATCATTGACGAGACGAGAGCCGCGATGTCAAGGCCGCCACCCGAGCCGCCTCCATCGAAAATATAAGTTTTATCCGAACCCATTTTTAATGATTATTGAATGATTGCCGCCCCTGTCAAGGCCGGGCGTTCACCTGTTGCAACATTGCAAAGGTGGCTGCGGGCGGCAGGCATATCAATTCATTGGGGCGCAGATGGGAGGCAACTTCTTCGCAATAAGTTCGCACTGTATTTCGAATATAGGGTGGCTGTATCGCTTGCGTTCATCGAACCCGGCGACCATCTTCTCTATGGCGCGTCGGGAGAACCGCATCATCCGGGCGATGTCGGTGGTGTACATGCCGTTCTTATGGCAGAAGTGTACGAGCATGTAGCGCGCATCGACCACATCTTGAAATTTATCCTTCGAAAGGATTTGTTCCTTAGCTATTTCAGTTTCAAATGCAACACATTCGAGTATTTGTGCAAAAAGCTCTGATTTACGCATATACTTTCCCGATTTTTTATTATAAATTTGTTATACCACTATACAAAAAGCCAACACACCGATTCAAGGAATAAGTCCTCAATGTGGTGCGTTGGCACAATCGTATAGTGGTATATGCGGGAAAGCGTTGGGGACTTTTTTATGCCCGTACCCCAAGGCCCGTTATTCGGTTACAACCGATGGGAAGTCATCCCAGTATATGTAAATCATCTCTTCCATTGCGCGTAGTGTTTTCGTATTTCAAGGTATTCAGGGTTATCTTCATGGGCATATGCTTCCTGTTCGAAAGTTATCCTTCGGTACTTGAAGCCGTGAAATACCCAATCCAATAGGTAGACGATGTAGAAGGGCACATATAACAGTTCTCTCATCTGTGCGGTGTGTATCGCTTCGTGGTTTTTATTTTTATCCGACAACGGGCGGGCGGACTTGCGGGCAAATACGATCCCGAACAGATTGATAGCCTTGTATCCCTTGAAGGGGATGATGTCGTTATAAATTATCTTCATACCTGTCAGAATTGCCATAAAATAACACCTACTCCTACGCCGACCGTAGGCTGGAACCCTTGCGGCGTGTACGCCGCCCCGATCCCGGCAGTCAGGGCGAAGCGGCTCCGCCGGGTGACTACCTGCTGTCGGGTGGTAGTGCAGTTGTATGTTTCTATCCAGTCGAGCGTCGGCCGCAGGTTGCCGATCCGGGGCCCGCTGACCTGTGCCCGGTAGGTGCTGTCCGAGTAGGGGCGTGTTTCCATTGCCACCTTCATCTGCACGCTGTCTGCCCCGACTTTCACAACGACGGTCTCCGTTACCGTGTCGGGCGGCGCGAAGAGCAGCACCGGCACCGAGATGTCGGCGAAGCGGTACGTGCCGGGCAGCGGTTCCGGTCTCGGGTAGAACACCGTGTCGATACGCGTCGTTTCTTCGACAACCACCGACGCGGCGCCCCTGCGGTATCCCCAGCCGAAGAGCAGGGCCCCGGCCGAAAGGGTGGCGAGCAGGTAGAGAATCAGGCGTTTCATGCTTTTACAAACAACTCCCACCCGGCCTGCACGTCGAGCATCTTGGCCTCGACGCCGTTCTCTACGAACGACATGGCCGCAACGATGGGAACCATCACGTCGCGGTTGGTCGTGGTGATCCGGCTGTCGGCGGGCACCCCCGATCTTTCCGCCACGGTGCGGACATAGGCGTCCGTGTGGTTCTCCTCCGACGGGGCCCAGCGGCCGATCATCTTGCGGATCGTGTCCAGCCCGTAGTTACGCTGGTAGTTGTTCAACAGCTTGAAGGCAGCTCGATAGCCGTATGCCACCGTCGTAAACTGCGCGAAACGCTTGTCTTTCGACGGCACGACCTCGCCCTGCCAGGGATTGCCGCCCCGTGTCTTCTCGATGTTGAGCGGGTTGTTGTTTCTGAGCCCTCGTGTCATTGCGCGATGTGTTTAGTGTACAGGATATGCCCGACCCATCCGGCCATAGCACAAACAACCCCCACGAGGATGTAACGCGGGAATACGATTCCGAGCACTACGGCCACGGCCGCAACGATGCTCCATACGATCCATTTCTTTTTCATTTGTCCTTTTGTTTTTGTTTGTAGTTTTCCAAATAGGGAATCTTCTTAATCATCTCGAACGAGAGCACATAGTACAGGAAGTCGATGTATCGGTTCTTCGGGAATATGCGGTTCAGGTTCTTGAGGATGTTGACCCCGTAGAAATATATCAGGGCATATACTGCGAGCGAGATCGCCGACATCGCCCCGTCGTGGTTGTCGATGTTGTCCCCGACGAGCAGTATCATAGCCATCAGTCCCGATATTACCGCAGCCTCGGATATGCACTTGAAAGCCTTGCGGAATATGAATCCTTCGTGCTGTACGAGCACGCCGGCGAACAGGCCCGTGAAAAAGTTCGCGGCGAATATAATCATGCAGGCCGTCAGTATGTCGTGTATGGGGGCTATGGCGTTGAACATGTACACCAGGGCACCGATCAACACCTGCCATACTTTTTCGCAGAGCCTTTCTATAGATCTCCACAATGCTTCCATAGGGTGTATTCTATTGTTCGGGCAACACGTTTGTCTGCGCCTGGGGCGCCGCTTCCGACTTCTCCAATTCTGCGATCCTCTGTTCGAGCCGTTTCAGCACCGCGGCTAATGTTTCTCCTTCGGAAACAAGCACGGCCTCGGCTACGGTTACGGGATAGAACGGCTCGCCGTTGGGCTTGTTGGTCATATACATCTTCATTGCTCAATATTTTGAAAGTCCATAACCGTTTCTTCGGCGGCCAGCTCTTCGGCACGCCGGGCCCTCAGCTCCGCAAGGGTCTTTTCATTCGCGTTGTACTCCGCGTTGGCCGCTTCGTACTCCTCATAATCCAGAGGATAGGTAGCCCGGAAGTCAAGGCCGGACTTACTGCATTTGGCCGCCCTATCGTCGGACTTGGCCATGACTGCCCGTAATTCGAGCTGCCGTGATTCGAGGGTGTCGATCTGTCGTTGTGTTTCCATGGTTCAGATAATTATAAGGCGCAGACCGGGCGGGACGAGAATTTATAACACTTGCCTATATAGCCCAGATAGCCGGCCCTTCCGTTATAAATGTAGATGTAACTCTCCTGCATCTCGCATGAAGTATGGACATAATAATAATAACCATAGCACGTGGTAGCTTTCAAGCGTAAGAGCGTACGGTTTACAGGGTCTTTTTCCACGTCAGCGGCGAAACACACCCTGTCGTGCATCAGCAGGTAGACCTCTTCCGACGACGGCAGCCACCATGCCCCCGCCTCCAGCCCCGTCGTCATTCCGTCCACGGTGATGCCGAAGTCGAGGGCTGCGGCGGCAGCCGGGTAGCGGTACTGTGTTTTGCCGTAAATATCCTCGAAGGTAAGCCGCCCGATCAGGTTCGTGTTGGTCTTGCCATCCTGCAACATCGTCCCGAACTCCGTAGGATATTGTGCCATGTGCTCGGCGAACAGGTAGTCCTTGTAGGTGGGATACACGGCAACCAGATCGGGGTTGTCGGCCTCGGTGAAAACGCTCTCCCGAATGACTATGCCGCTTCCCGGCTTTTGTCCTGTGGCTGCCTGGCCTCTCTCCGAATAATATTCCGCGAACTGGTCGAGGACACCACCTGCCATATTTGAATTCACACCATTCTTGCGGCGAATTTCTTCTCTGGTTCCTTTGATAAGTATCCCCGTGAGTGTTGTCTGATAGCTCACGTTCTCCCGAGGATAGGTGATTTGGCAGCCATTCGTAACGTTGATAAGCACATAATTGGGCGACCATGTGTTTATCGACATGACAATTCGTGCCCCTGCTTCATCGACAGAGGCTGTCCAGCCATAAGTGTTTTTGATCTTCTCGTCCGCATTGATCTGCGCGGCGATATCCGCGAGCGTCGCACCCGGGGCATAAGTGAATGCGTGGTCGGTATTATAGATACGAAGCGTGAAGGTTCCCCCCGCAGACAGTTCGAAGCCAGATAGGGCGACCTCGTAAGAGTACGCCCAGCAAACGCTGCTTGCCGCATTGCGAAGCGACACGATCAGCACCCGCTCGCCCTGCCGGGCATAGACCACGGCCACGGGGACAAGCTGCGGCGACAGCTGCTCTGCAACAAGCGTCGCACCCTTGACGAAGCGGATAGTCCCCGTGGTCTTGTCGAAGACCGCGAGGTCGCCCACCCCGGCGGCCGGCTTGTCCACTACGACGTTCACGCCGTCGTAGATGAGCGCTCCGTCGTCCTCGATGTAGGATACCGCCGACTGTGTGTCCTTGCGATTCTTGTCGGCCGTGTAACCCGCCTTGTTGGCGTATTTGTTGACTTGTGACATGTTGTATGTAGTTTAAGCGTTCTTCCAGTCCGACACCGCGCCGTTACCCACGGAGTGGTAGACCGCGTTGTTCTTCGTATCGACATAGAACTGCCCTGCGCGGTCGGGGGCTTTCGTCGGCGCACCCTCGCCCGTGACGACGAGGTTGTTGTCGCCCCACACGCCCAGTTTTTTCACCTGCAACTCCGGGATCAGCACTTTGCCCGAGAGCATTTCCATGAGCAGCCTTTCGAGGTGCGTCACGCGCGCTTCGAGCGTGCAGTCCGAGTGCGCGATAACCGAAATTTCGCTGAACGAAGCATCCGACCACGGCGTGAGCTTGTGCCTGGACAAGAAGTCGGCATCGGTGATCTCCGGCCCCGTGGTATAGTAGGTGTTGCCCAGCAGCGTGACGTCGACCTGCGTGAAGGGAGCGCCGCCCTTCACGTCGGGCATGTAGAGCGCTTTGGTTCCGTCGAGCGACAGCAGGCGGCAGCCGATGATCTCGACGGCCATATTTTTCGCCGCAGCATCGGTGCTTGCGTGGATGGTGGCCGCGCCCGTCGAAGTGCCTACGTGCGTGTCGCTGACGCACTCGCAGCCGTCTAACCGAATGGTCTGGTTGTCGGTAAGGCCCGCGCCGACGGGTGAATGGCACGTACTGAAGAGTTTGCAGTTCCGAATCGTCGTGAAATATCGCTCAGATGCGGCAAAGACCGAATCGATATGTATGCAGTAGCAGGCTTGGTGACCGCCGGCGCTGGCGTCCGTATAACTCTCGTCGTTCAGGCAGTTGACGGTCATGTTGGCGATGGTGCATTCGCTGCCCGCCTCGATGATCTTGGCGCGGTTCACGGAGTTGTTCTCATACGAGACGATGACGCCGTCGCGGCTCTCGCCGATAAGCGATATGCGGTTCGCCCCCTTGTTGATGATCGCATACGGGTAACCCATCGCCACATTCTTCGGGGCCTCGTGATCGTAAAGGCCGTTGCGGATAAACACCGTAACCGCGTTGTTCACGACATCGAAGGCGTCCCTTGCGAAGTCGCACGCCTGCGCGACCGAGAAGAAATGCCCCGTCCCGCCCTCGTCCACGGTGAAGGAGTCCGTGTCGAAGTTTTTCAGCGTGGCCCGGCTCTCGGCATCGCACCATGCGTCATAGTTATTGAGCGTGACGATCAAATCCTCGATGGTGACCTTCTGGCCGATATTGGTGGCTGCGGATATGCTGGTGCCCACATTCAGCCCTCCCGCTACCGACGCCGCCTTGCCGCGGTAGTAGATTTCGTAGGTGCGGTCTGCCTTGAGGACGAACCAGCGGCCCCGCTGGTCGAGATTGTCCGAATAGGTAATGATCCGCAAAGAGCACTCTTTGTCCACGCGCAGCTTCATGCGCACGAAAATAAAGTCCGAAGCTGCGACCGGGATGCGGCTGGTCAGGGAGAAGTTCGACGTCACGCCTGACTGCGTAGGCGTAACGACCATGCTCCGATCCGTGATGTCCGAGCCCGTATTGTTATAATAGCTCTTCGTAAAGTCCTTGAGGATGTAGGCTACGTGGTCTTTGTAGCCTAATTCAGTATTCAATTCTTCCGAAGTCACATATCCGGAATCATTTTCCAGTTCGGACAGTTTCGAGGGAAGCTCCGTGCGGTCGGCCTTGCCCTGGATCATCTCCTGCAATGCAAGTGTCAACTTGTCCCAGGATACGGTGTTGTTGAGCAGGGAGGCGCGGATCTCGGAGCCTTCGACCGTAACCTGTATCTCGGAGCCGATAGAGCCGACATACACTTTCACGAAGTCAGAAACCGGGATGGAGGATATGGAGCCGTCGGCATTTACGAACTCGATAGATTGGGTATCCTCGTTGTAATGCAGCCCCATCATCTCGATAGGCAGGTCGATGATGAACTTCGCACCGCCCTTTGTCGTGAAGGTCAGCTCGTAGGTTTTGTCGTTGAACTCCGGCAGTCCTACGCAGGTGTTGAGCAGCTCCCGGATGTCGGGATGCGCCGTGGGGGAGGTGTTGTGCCGCTCGATCTGGCCGCTGACGTCCGGGGTGGGAATTTCTGAGATCGCCTTGTCCGTATAGTTTTTGGCCTCGGTCAGTGTCTGCGCATCCCCGCCGGATATGTTGCTGTTGAGCTCCTCGGACATAGCGTCAAACACATCGCTGACATTATTCCATAGTTCTGTTGTCTTGGTGTCCGTGTACGACTTGCTCTCTTTGAGCGTATCCGCGTCTCCAGCGGTTATGTCATTACCAATTAAGGGCAGCAACTGACCGATACCTTCACCTATTACATCTTTCGCTTTCTCAACCTCGGTGTTCGTATACGACTTTGCTTCAGCCAGTGCGCCCGCCGCAGCCTCCGTCAGTTCCTGCTTGGATGCCTTGTCGGACAACTCCTTCCTTATCTCCGTGTCGTCGTAGTTGGAGAGCCCGGCCAGCTTCTCCTTCTCCTGGTCGGTGTAGTCGTTCGTCGAAAGCCCTTTCCCTTCTTCCTTGTCGACCTTTTCGGCAAGGAGTTTGTCAATATTCCCGACCTTATTTACAGCGTCATTTGCCGCTTTTGCCGCCTCGTTCGCGGCGTTTGCAGCGTCGATAGGGGCTTCGGCATATTCTTCCTCCGTAAGTTCGGAATTCGGGTTGTATTTCTTGAATGCCTCGTAAGCACTCTCCCCAGGCAATCCAACAACAAGGCTTGACGCCTCAAGGTTGATAGTTTCCGTTATAAGGTTGCTTTCGTCTTCGCCACCTTCCAAGAGTGTCGTAGGAACCAATTCGAAGGCCTTGCAGTAGTCGACCGCCGTTTGCCCTCTCTTCTGCAAATTCTCCCACATGGTGAGACGGTACACCCCGATGGACTTCTGCATTGTGCCGCTAATGGTGAAAATGGCGGTGTTGCCTTCGGTGGTGAAATCAACGGGAATGTCCATATGCGAAGGCAAATGGACGAAGAGTTTCAGGTCGCGCCCTTCGAGTGCTACCTCCTCTCCATTGGTAAGTATCGGCCAATGTATCTCTATGTCCTTGCCTATCCGGATGCGTTTCATATTCCTTTCGAGCGTTTATTCTTTTTTGAGAGCGGACATGATACTGTCATAGAATACCGCCTTGCACATCTTTGCGGTATCGACGATAATCGATTCCTCCTCCTCGGAAACTTCGATGCCGCCTTCGCTGTGGAGGATGCGGAATGCCAGGTCATGCGCTACGATGCCGTTCATGCCCATGTATATGGCGTTGGCAAACTCTTTCCGGGCGTCGACGACAATATGCCCGGCGCGGGAAATATCGGTGAACAGTTTAAATTCTTTTAAATTCAATGCTTTCATATATCCTGTTTTTGTGTTAATATTGGCACCAGTTGGCCGTCCACATACTGTTCATATGATCCCACAATATGATCCACAACTTACCCCAATCCAAGGTAATTTCAGTGTTGTTTTGAGAGTTGGAATTGGTGCATATCCTGTGCTGGGTATTCCCGCGCTTCAACTTGACATTGCCGCTGCCGACCTTTCGGATGAAATAAATCTGCCCTTGTTTTGGTGAAGACGGTAAAGTCAGCGTAATCTCGCCCGTAGCCGTACTGAATACCACGCTGTCCATGTCGGTCAGGGTTCTATTAGAAGAGGTTCGCACATTCCTCAGCCTGAAACCCGTTATGAACCCCTCGGGGATATATAAGGCATGGTTTCCGGACTGACGTGCAGCGGTAGTGGTTCCATCCGATAATGCTGCTCCGGTGACATTTATATACACTCCGACATTGCCTGCCGTGCCGCCGGCTGCGCTGCGGCTTACTTCTGCTCTTATAGGCCCATATAGGGCACCACCCGTTGATCCCGGCCAGGTGTTGCCTCCAAGATAAAGCTTGGTATTATCGTTGGTAAACCTAATCAGATTGGAAGATAGAAGCATCTCACCGAAGCTGTCTGTGGCTGTTAATGATGATTCGTCAATTTTAAATCCGCCTATTGTTCCGCTCGATGCGTTGATAGTCCCTGTAATATCGGCTTTGGTGGCCACGAATGCCCCGTCCTTAGCAACCCTGAACGGCGCATTCGACGGCGTGTTGCTCCCGACGAACAGGGGAATATCGCCACCCACGAGCCCTGCGATGATAGTATTCACGGAAATGTCTGTCTTGGAGTTGTGCACCACGAACTCCATACCTTGCAGGAAGTTGATGACGGCATTCTCTGCGAACAACAGGGGCGTATATATCGGCACCATGTCGTTGAGTTGTTGCCAATATGCCGATGCGGATCCCGCCGTCGGTTTGTTGGAGTTCGACGAAGTGTGCGTTTGGCCGCACTGGAATTTCAGCTGCTTATTGTTCGCATAGATCGTAACTACGTCTATGTATCTGGGGCCATTGGAAACGAGGTCGAGGTCATTGCGGTATTCCACTCCCGATGCCCATTCCGTGAGGCGGGTTATGCAGCCCTGCAAGCCATCCTTGCCGGGGGCACCGTCTTCGCCGGGGGCGCCGTCATCACCTTTAGGGCCCTGCTCTCCCGATATGCGTACCGGAGTTGCCCAGCCTACCGTCGGGTGCAACAGATTGTCGTCGGCGTCTATTTCTGCCTGGGTCATCCACAGATATTCACCCGAAGAGAGCGACGGCGGGGTGTCGCTCCAACCTGCGGGGGTGCGATCCGTTTTGACCAGCGCCGGCGCCGTGGTGGTGCTGTTATTCTTGGCGTATTTGAAGTCAGTATGCGGCCCCGGCTCCCCATCCTCGCCCGTTACGCGGATAGGCGTCGACCACGCCCCGGCCTTTCCGGTCGATGCGTCTATCGTAGCCTTGGACATCCACCATATACCGACACCAGTGGGCGCGTCACTCCATCCGGACGGAATGGGGTCGTAGGAAGTAGGCTTTGCTGGCTCCGTATCGCTATTTTTAAATACATAGGATGTCCAGTTCCCCGGTTGCCCGTCGTAAGAATACCGCGCCCAAATCGAGGGCGAGGAAAATGCGCCCCAAACACCTTCCACCTTGTTGCGCTTCGACACCCATTCGTAGCGATATGTGGCGTCTACTCCCGTAGGGTCATCCGTCCATGGAGCCGGGGGATTATCGTATTCCGCAACATCGGGAACATCCGGAACGGTGCCCGGATCCTCGGTTTCCGTACGCGTGAATATGTATTCTACACCTTCACCATCCACACCATCCGCGCCGTCGAATGACCACTTCGCCCATAAGGACGCTGCTGAATATCCGCTCCAGTGTCCGCCTGTCTTATAGCGTACGCAAGTCCATTCGTAGGGGCGCTCGGAATTCGGGCCCGTGGGGTTGTTCGTCCAACCGCTCGGTACATATCCGTCTTCGTCGCTGCCAGACGGCGTATTCGGGGCCGTGTTGGAACTTGTGCGTTTGAATATCCATTCTACATCGGTTCCGTCGACACCCGGCGCTCCGTCGAACGAAAATTTTGCCCAAAGCGCAGGGTCGGTGAATTTGCCCCACATGCCATTTACCTTCACGCGCTTGCTGGCCCACTCGTAAGGGGTGTCGCTATCGGGCCCGACGGCATCGTCCGTCCACACCTGCCCGTCCGAGGTTTCGGAGGACGAGGGAATGTAATCGTCCTGCTGCGCGGTGGGTGGCTGTGCAGGGGCTTTGTATTGCGATGTACGCGCGAAAATCCACTCGTAATCCTTGCCGTCCTTCCCGTCGGATCCCGGTTCGCCCGATACGCGCTGAGGAGCAGACCATGATTTAACCTCTCCGTCGACAACGGTGCCGGTACACATCCATGTAGGACGTTGATCCGACATCGGGAGCGTCTCCGTAGTCCAACCTTCGGGCGGTATTTTAAGCTCCGTAGGTTTCGCCGGTTCGCTCTCCGATTTTTTGAATATGCTGACCGTTTCGAGCACCCCGTATCCGCCTAAGTATACCCACTCCTCGGCATCCTTGCCGGGCTCGGTCTTGGTGCCGTCGACCAGACAGCGCCAATGTCCGTTGTTCCAATATACGTCGTCGTTGCGGTTGTATGTTTCCGTGGCGCTCCACACTCCGCGATCTATGATCGTGGGCACCTCTTCGCCGCCGGGCGTGAACTGATGAATGACGCCCGACATGTAGATGTTGTTCAGGTATGCCGAATATCCCGTCATGTTTATCCCGAATACGGACAGGTTTGACAGGTCGCCATATTGCGCGGCGATATTGGACGCAGTGAACTCCCAATCGGAAACTCCCGTTAAATAACGCTGGTATGTCCGGGTTTCGTAGCGGGAGGTCTGCCGATCCTCATTTGAGAAGGAGCCATAGCCCACGAAGGTCATCGACGCCGCCGGATGATATTGGGTGGGGTAAGCTCCCGATACCGGGCGTAGTTGATACTTGAAGGTCTTGTAAGTTGTAGTGTCCAGCTCCTCGGTGATGCGGAAATAGCAGGTGGCGAACCCGGCAAAGCGCCTGTTGCCACGTCCGTCGTCATAATCCGCGGTTGCATTCTCCGAAGTGTTCAAATTGTGGAAGATGCCCATGCATATATCCCCGACCCGAGGACTTCCGATTTCGCCTTCTTCGAGCTTGAGGGTGATGGTTTGGGTCGTGGTGTCGACGCTTTCGATGATCCCGGCACTTGGAGCATACCACGTATCGCCCATGGATATTTCGACACGGTTGTAGCGGAGTTCCGGAACCTCCAGGAATCCCCGAAGTTTCAGGCTCTGCATCTCTGCGTTCCCTTTCTTGTCGATTATGCCGCCAAAGCCAGTCATGCCGGATGCGAACCCCCCGAACTGGGCACCGTCGTCAAAGGTCATTTTACCTTTGAATGTGTCCGGGAACTGTTTGTTGGCGAATTCCCATAGTGCACGCTTGGCGGAATAGGCATTGTAGTCTGCGGCGGCAGTGGAATCGTAGCGGGTGATAAGGTAGATTGAGGCTCCCGATTCGGTAACGCCTATGCGCTGTGCGTACAGGTTTGCCTTCACCTCCGATTCTATGTTGCCGATACGAGAATATGCCGTATTGTCGCCTACCGTATATGTGGCGATATATTCGTTATATAGTTTTTTTTCGTATCCCTGGATGCGTGATAATCGGCCGCTTTCTCCGAAGCGTGGATCCACAAGGCGAACCGCTTGCCCGGCATCGTAATTCTTCTTGTTTTCTTGGCAGTATACGGGATTAGTTTCGCAGTCGTATACGTCCGTGTCGCTGCTGTGTTTCGCGGCATATGATTCCCCGGCCTTCAAGAGCTCCTTTT